TATTCCCAGGTGGTGCAGTTGTTAACCATTACTTCACATCTCCTCATGCTTGGTTCATCCGTACTAACGTACGTGATGGTATGAAGTATTATGAGCGTGTTGGTGTACAGTTCGATCAAGATAATGATTTCGATACCATGAATGCTAAGGCAAAAGGTTACGAGCGTTATTCATTCGGCTGGACCGATCCACGTGCTATCTTCGGCTCTAACGGTCCGTAATAGTAAGTAATTAAGATGAGGGGGTCAAAAGCCCCCTCTTCTAGTTTCACCCCACAATATTAATTAAAAGGATTTATAATGGCCTCTTTATTTCGTGATACAAAACTAGGACTAGTTAAAACTGTTCAAGTAGATTCTACAATGTCTGGTTACACAGAGATTGCTAAAATCCCTAAAAATTCCCGCATCCTTGGTTTTATTGTCAATGGTGCACCAATTGCTTCCGCAACGTTATCGTTGGGTAGCACAGCTACTGCTACAGAATATGTTAACGCATATAGCTTAGCAAGTGGTTATGCAAATTTTGTTAATGATGTAGATAGCACTGCCCTTGGCACTGTAACAACTACTGACTCTTCTGTATACGCTATTGTTAGCGCAACTTCAGGTGTTTGGCAAGTTTCTATTCTATTCTCAGCAACTTACTAATTAGGAGGTTAACATGGCTAACGTCGTTAACACTCAAATTATTATGGATGGCAATCGAAATGCCGTCGTTAAAGTTACTGGAGTATTAGATACATCTAACGTAGCTGCTTCTGGCACATTAGGCACTGCTTCATCTGGTGCTACTACTATTAACTCTAAAGTTATTACATTCACCGCTGGTGGTTTAACACCAACTGTTGGTCAGGGTGTTACAGGTACTGGAATACCTGCGAATGCTTATGTTGCTGTTGTAAACAGTACAACACAAGTAACAATGAACGTAGCTGCTACAGCAACTGGTAGTTCATTAACTTTCTCATTAGTAGCTGGTAGTATTATTATTGTTGATCCAATTAACTATGCTTTGATTCCTACAGGATTTAGAATTGATCATCTTGATTATTCTATTTCTGATCCACTAGAAGTTAGATTGCTTTGGGATGGTAGTACTCAAGTAGATATTATCCCTGTAGCTGGTCGAGGTAAGATGAGCTTCTGGAACTTTGGTGGTTTACAAAACAATGCACCTAGTCCTACTGGTCGTATTGCCTTAACAACTACTGGATATAATACTACATTAGGAACAACACCTTTGGTGTTCTCCGTAGTACTTGAACTGGTTAAACAAGGCGTTCAGTAATGCAAGTTGCTCAAAGCAACGCTAAAGAACTACAACTGTCCGCTACGGTTATCCGTGCGGACGGTACTGTAGTTGAATTAGGCGTTATAGATTATTGGCACAAGAATCCAATCAAACGTTTTATTTGGAGAATTAAAAAATGGCTACACTCTTAGTCAACACAGGTAAAGCTATTGTTACTAGCCGCTTAAATAGCGGTGGTACCATTCCTCAGTATGTTGCTTGGGGAACTGGTGCAGGTACAACTGGCGCTACAGATACAACGTTGTTTACAGAAGTAACTCCCCGCATCAGCGGTACAGTTTCTCAAGTAACAACATCCGTAACAAATGATACATTCCAAGTAGTTGGTACTCAGACAGCCGCAGTTGGTGAGACGATTACTAATGCTGGTTTGTTTGACGCTTCAACCTCTGGCAATTTATTTGTTAAAGGTGACTTTACTGGTATTGCATTAAATTCTGGAGATTCAATCCAGTTTACATTCAAGGTTCAGTTTAGTTAATTTATAAAGGAATAATATGTCATTAGTAGTTTCTGATAGAATACAACAAACAGGAACAGCTAACACAACTGTTAGTTTTACTCTGTCTGCTACCACAACGGCATATCAATCATTTGCGGTAGTAGGTAATGGAAACACTACCTACTACGCAGCAACTGACGGTACAAACTGGGAAGTAGGTCTTGGAACGTATTCTACAACTGGCCCTACTCTTACCAGAACAACAATTCTTTCATCCAGTAATTCTAATACCGCTGTAACGTTTAGCGGAACAGTTACTGTGTGGTGCGATTATCCAGCAAGTAAAGCAGTAATACAAGACTCCTCAAATAATGTTACAGGGTACACAATTTCTGGTGGCACAATAGACAACACAGTCATTGGTGGCACTACCCCTGCCGCAGGTACATTTACTACTATTACAGGGCAGACAGAAGTATTAAAAGGTACTGGGCAGAATTTATTATTACAGTCTAGCAACTTAACTGCCGCAAACTGGAACGCAACAAATAATATTACTGTTACTGGTTCACAAACCGACCCTCTTGGTGGTTCTACAGCATCTTTATTAACAGATAATTCCACCAACGGCAGTCATTTTATTTATCAAGGTGTAACTACCAATACAGAAACAATTACTTTTAGCTTGTATGCAAAAGCTGGAACAGCAAATGGTGGAACTGCCAATAATTTTATTGTTTTGGCTTATAGCTCTACAGTTGGTGCGGCATTTAATTTAACTACTGGTGCAACTGTTTCTATAGGTTTAACTGCTCCTATTTCTACTTCTGCTACAAACACAGGATTACCAGCAGGATGGTGGCGGTTTTCTATTACAGTATCAAATGCTTCTGCATTTTTTGATATTCTGATGACCAATGGAACAGCTTTAAGTTATGTAGGTACTGGCTCAACAGTTTATGTAGCCGCACCACAATTAGAAATAGGTTCTGTAGCCAACACCTACATCCCTACAACAACCACAGCAGTTTACGGAACTCCTACCCTATCCTTTAGTGGAGTAGCAGGACTAGGACTACAGTCAGATGGTTCTCTTTATGTTTCTCCAGCAGGAACAGGCGCACTACAAGCACAAGCTACTACATCATCTACAGTAGGTGGTAATGCTAGGGGTGCTAATGCTGTTGATTGGCAGACTAGTAGAAATTCTGCTGGACAAGTTGCAAGCGGGCAATATGCTTCTTTGGGTGGAGGATATAACAATACTTCGTCAGGATATGCTTCAATAATATCTGGCGGTAGAATTAACATTAGCAATAGTGATTATTCTGTTGTTGCTGGCGGTTATACAAACACAGCAAGTGCTTTTTATGCGGCAGTTGTGGGCGGATATACAAATAATGCAACTGGAATATTTAACTTTATTGGCGGTGGTTCAAATAATACAGGCACAGCCAATGGTGCTGTAACAACTCAATCCGCAACAATGAATGGCACAACGGCAGTTACTTTAGCCGCAACAAACGCAAACATCAAAGCCGGGCAATACATTACTGGCACAAGTATTGCAAGCTATACCTATGTAGCCGCCATATCAGGAACAAGCCTTACCCTTTCCCAAGCCGCATCAGGTTCATCTACAAGCACTCTATCTTTCTATACCCCTCATGGAGTAGTAGTAGGCGGAGGAAACAACCAAGCAACAGGTAGTTATTCATTTATCGGTGGTGGTGGTGATGCTGGTACTGCGGCTAATAGAAACTCTGTAGTGTCTGATTGGGGTGTAGTAGTAGGTGGATTTAAAAATACTGTTTCAGCTACAGGTACGCACAATAGTATTGTTGGTGGTTATGGAAACACTATTTCTGGTGGTCAATATGGTTCATTTATTGGTGGCGGTGGTACATATAATGGTGGTTCAAATCCAAATACTATTACAAATAGTGCAGCAGTAATTACTGGCGGAATATCCAATAACAATAGCAGTTTTGTTGGATTTATTGGTGGTGGTTATAGTAATACAGCAAACGGAGCAAACTATTCAACTATTGTAGGCGGTCAATCAAATACAGTAAATTCAAGTTATGGATTTATTGCTGGCGGTATTGGTGGTACTACTAGAGGAATTACTGGTTATCATGTATTTGTGCCACATAATAGTCCAGTTGCTGTTTCTCAAGGGGTTCAACAAATAGCATTTTTGGTTCTTGGCAGACAAACTACGGACGCAACCGCTACTGTTCTTTGTTCAGATTCATCAGCCGCAGGAACAACAAACCAAGTAATACTACCTAATAACTCTGCTTATTACTTTAAAGTAAGCGTTATTGCTGGAGTAACTGGCGCAGGAAACACAAAGGCTTGGAAACTAGAAGGTGCTATTAAACGTGGTGCTGGTGTAGGAACTACAGCGATTGTAGGTTCTGTTGTAACTACTATTGTGGCAGCAGACGCAGGAGCATCAACTTGGACTGTGACAGCAACCGCAGATACAACCAATGGTGGATTAGCAATAACAGTAACAGGACAGGCTTCAACAACTATTCGTTGGGTAGCTAAAGCCGAAACAGCAGAAATGACATTTTAACTAGGAGCAATCATGGCACTAAAACTATCAGTAGAAACACAATTTGGCGTACCAGCCCCACAAGCATACGCTAGAATCACTAACTTTTTTGGTACTAAAGACCAAATTCAAGTGCAAGTAGCTATCTACTTTAACGAAGAAGCTCGCCAAAACAACATGGCAACAGTTAAAGAGAACGCACACTACATCGCTATTGAGGACTTAAAAGGTGATTTAATTCCTGCAATCTATGAGGTCCTCAAGACTTTTACTGATTACGTAGGCGCAGAGGACTGCTAATATGGCAATGAATTTAGACCAAACTAGCGATACAATAACACCATCTTCTGGTGGATTAATTGTTGGGGGTCTTATTTTAAATCCTACAACCATTGCTATCAGTTATACAATTCCTACAAATTACAATGCAATAACCGCAGGTAAAGTTACAATTAATACAGGTGTAACAGTTACGGTTTCAACAGGCAGTCGTTGGGTAGTTGTTTAATGTTTGGTAGATCTTCTTTTTCATCCACATCATTTGCGGGCAGTACTAGTCGATTAGTACAACAAACAGTAACTTATTTATCAACAAGTGTTATTACTTTACTTACAAACATTCGTAAGTTATTAACTTATACATCAACTAGTACAATAACCTTTCGTAAGTTTTTAAGTACAACTATTTTATATATATCTACTAGTTCTGGTACAATAGTTAAATTAGTAAATAAATACTTTGCTATTATTAATGATATAAGCATAGTAGTGTTAAATGATATAGCACAGCATTTAATATCTATATCATATTATTGTACCTCAACTGTTATAAATATTAAACGTGTTTTTAAATTAATTAATTATGTTGAACCTGTTGTTAGTACATTACTAAACCATCTTACACTTTCTAAATATATTACATATGCAGTAACACAAACTGTTTTTATTTTAAAACAAACTAATAAGATTTTAACAATCCTATCAGTTACTGTAAACAGTCTTATTAAGTTTGTAAAAACAACACTTATATATGTTTCTACTAGTACTATAACTACTGTTGCTGAGTATGTTAAAAAGTTTGGTGCAGTTGCTAAATTTACATTTATTGTAGAACCAAAGAAAAGATTAATAAATATTGCACACAATACTACACTGGTAGTACAAGTTGCTAAACGATCTTTATCTATTATTAAATCACGTATCATATTATTATTTAAAGGCGATACAAATGGCTGATAGTTTTTCATACAAGATTACTACTGAGTCCGAGCTATTTACATTTGACTTTTCTCAAGTGTTATCTCCGTCTGAAACAATTTCTACAGCTACTTGTTCTGTAATAGTAATGAATGGTGTTGATCCAAGCCCGTCTACTATTCTTGTTGGCAGTACTGTTATTGTTAATTCTACAGCATCACAACGAGTAGCTAACGGTATCAGTGAAGTAACATATAGATTAGAAATGACTATTACAACATCACAAGGTAACACATATACAGGAGTAGGTGATCTACCAGTATATGATGCTAGTTTGGTGTAACACATGAGTTATCAAAGTAATTATACAAGAGGTCTTTGGTTAGTAATTTGTGAGGCATGTGGTCGTAAATATAAAAATACAGAACTACGACAAAGGTGGGATGGGTTTATGGTCTGCAAAGACGATTGGGAACCTAGACAACCACAAGACTTTGTACGTGGTGTAGCCGACTATCAGGCCCCTCCGTTTACAAGACCAGAGCAAAGCGATGTATTTGAACCAGTTACTTTGGTGTATACTCCGGATGGTACTTTACCAATAAATTCTTTAACATCCCCAATGACTGTATCAATGTTTGTTAGTCTTATTAAAGCTAAGCTTACATTGACTGGTGTTGTAACTAGCACAGTAACAATGCTACGCTCTTTGATTAGAGGGTCTCGGGTTATTAATGGATTTGTACTTAACAATACTACACTAGGATAACACATGAGTGCTCTCTATTCAAACAACGCAGCAACAACACTAGCCTCTGGTATAACCAGTAGTGCAACGTCTTTGACTGTGGCTACAGGCACTGGTGCTGTGTTTCCCACAATAACTAGTAATCAGGATTATTTCCTTATTACATTACAAAGTTTTTCTACAGGTAACTCTGAGATTGTTCTTGTAACAGCTAGAACAACAGATACCTTTACTATAGTGCGTGCTCAAGAAGGCACTACTGCTATTGCATTTTCTACAAGTGATTATGTACAGCAGCGAGTAACAGCTGGTGAGTTAACAAAACTTGTAGCTGGCTCTGCTAGGGGTGGGTATACAGATCAAGTGTTCTTTGAGAATAGTAAAACTGTAAATTATAGTTACACTATTACTTCTGGTAAGAATGCAATAACGGCAGGCCCTGTTACTATTAATGCAGGCGTTACTGTTACTATACCAACTGGCTCACGCTGGGCTATCGTTTAAGGAGATTTATATGATTAATAAACAGAAAGGCGTACTATGGCTGGCACATTAGTAGCAAACACAATTAATACAGATACAGGTTTATTTAGTACTCAAAATGCTTATTTAGGTATTGCTAAAGCATGGGTAAATTTTACAGGAACAACAACAATTAATGGTTCTTTTAATGTTAGTTCTATTACATATAATGCAACTGGAGATTACACGGTTAATTTTACAACTGCAATGGCTAATGCAAATTATTGTGCAGTTACTTGTTCAGATAAAAATTTAAGGCAACAAGGTACACCAACAACTACCACTTTTGAGTGTATTAATGCGGCATATTATGGTGCATCACAAGCCAATGTGAATTATGGTTATGTTGCAATTTTTAGTTCATAAGGATAAATCATGGCAGGAACAATAGTCGCAGACACAATACAAGATGGTGCTGGTAATAGCACAGCAATGGATAATGCCATTTATGGTAGTGCAAAGGCTTATGTAAATTACAATGGAACAGGAACACCAGCAATTAATGGTTCTTACAATGTTTCTTCAGTAACAAGATCTGGAACAGGTATTTATATTGTTAATTTTACAAATGCCATGTCAGATGCTAAATATGCTGTAGCAATTACTGGTGGTTGTTATTTAAGTGTTTTGGGCGGTTTTTTAGGTGAATACACCACAAGCTCAACAACACCAAACCAAAGGTCTACAACATCTGTAGGTATGTTTTTTCAATCAGGAACTAGCGGTGCTGGACAAGATAACTGCACAGCAAGCCTTGTAGTTTATAGATAATTTAAAGGAAATAAAATGCAAGTAATCATTCATGCAAACTCCAATGGTGGAGTATCTGTAACAGTACCTACTGGCGAATTGCCAATCAATGAAGTATTGGTTAAAGACTGCCCTGCTGGCGCAATTATTGTTGATGATTCAGTTCTTCCACAAGGCGCAGATGCCCAGTTCTTTGATGCTTGGGAACTGTCAGGCTCTACAGTCACAGTAAACTTTGAAAAGGCTAAAGCTATCAAACTAGCTCAATTCAATGCTAATGCTGTTGCTGAAGCCCAAAAGCGACAACTTAATACTTTAGCTGCTATTGACAATGCTGTTAGCGATGCAGACTTTACTGCTAGTCTAGTCGCTGGTCGTACTGCTATTGCTAGTGCAACAACTACTGCTCAACTCGTAGCTATTTAAGGATATATTATGTCAGTATCTTTATATGGTAGTGGACAGACAGTAGTTCAATTAATAACAGCTACTTCAACATCTACAGTTAGTACAACTTCAACAAGTTTGGTAACCACAGGATTTAGTGCAACCATTACTCCGCAATCAACTTCCAATAAGATATTGGTTCAATTTATTACTTATCCAAACGCACCTTCAGGTCAGCATGTATCTTTTGGTATCTATCGTGGTGCTTCTAATATTGCTAGTGGCTTTGCAACAGGTTTAGGTTCTACAACAAACTTAAATACAATGTGCCCCATTATGACTTTAGATTCTCCAGCAACAACATCAGCCACAACATATACACTTTATTTTGCTACGCAAGGTGGAACAGCTAACATTCAAGGTGATGGTGCTACTGACTTTCCAGCAATAGTAACTTTAACGGAAATTGCATATGCTTGATTATTCACTTATTCTTTCTACAAATTATCCAACAGCACAATGGTCATTAACTGACAATGTTTATGAAGGCCTTGATTGGCATGATGAATCTCCCAAACCAACGCAAGCTGAATTAGATGCTTTATGGGAATCTACACAGGCAACAATAGCCGCTAAAGAACAAGCCGCTAAAAATGCAAAGGTTTCTGCACTAGCTAAACTAGCTGCACTTGGTTTAACTGCTGATGAAGTAAAAGCATTGGTGGGATGATATGATTAATGAAGCTCTAGAAAATAGAGTAGTACGTCTGGAGATTAAAACAGACAACCATGAAGATGATATTAAAGAGCTTCGCAAGTCTGCTACTGATCTGTCAAAAGCCATGGCAAGTATAGAAAAGAATCTAGCACAGATTAAGTATATTGCCATTGGAGCTCTTGCTGTTGTTGTAACACAGTCCCTTGGACTTGATCGTGCAATTAAACTATTATTTGGAGGCTAGATGTCTACAACCTTTACAGTAAGCCGTGATCAGATTATCCAGTTAGCATTACGCAAGCTTGGTGTATTGGAACTTGGTGACACTCCTGATGCAGCTACAGT